ATTGAAATCCAAAAGCGAGATCAAGTTATCAAGGAATACAAGATCAACACTCCGTTGCTTAATGCTGCTGCTCAATTGCGTAGCGTGAATCCCAACCAAGTGAAGGCCTTGTTGGCAGATAAAGTAAGATTAGGTGCTGAGGGTGAAGTTGAAGTAGTAGATGACAAAGGTGCAGTGCGTTATTCCGATAAGGGTACACCACTACACGTTGAAGACTTAGTGCGCGAGTTCCTGGATTCGAATCCGCATTTTGTTCAAGCATCTCCTGCAACGACAAACTCCAAATCTAATGTAACTAATTCTGCCCCAGGTAAAGTTGATATTACTAAGTTGGATATGAATAACCCAGAACACCGCGCTATCTATGCGAAGTATCGTAAAGAAGCCGGACTAGCCTAAGGAAGTTAATAGTGATTTCCTTAGAACTAAAGAAATTTAAAAGGGCCTACTTTGACCAGCGTGGAAATGCTGCTAAAAGAGGCGTAGGATTTGATATGTCATTTGATGAATGGTTAACTGTGTGGGAAAGCAGTGGTCACTTAGCAGAGCGTGGTTGCCGTAAAGGTCAATACGCAATGTCTAGGATTGGCGACGTTGGTCCATATAGCGTTAGTAACGTGTTCATCCAGTTACATGCTGACAATGTAAAAGATTTTAGAAACGCAACACCTAATCATCAAGTGGGCGTTAAGAAGTCTGATGCATGTCGCAAAGCAATGTCAAAACCACAAACCTTAAGTACTTGTCCGCATTGCGGTAAAGTCGGCGGTAGTAAAACTATGCCAAGGTGGCACTTTGAAAATTGTAAATACATAACACTTTAACTTAAAGGAAATTTAAAATGGCTAATGAATCCACAAGCACAAGTCTTAATGACTTAATCCCATCGATCATCCAGGAAGCAATGTTCGTCGCAAGCGAGCGTTCCATCATGCGTGGTCTTGTTAAGAACTACAGCGTCCCAATGGGCTCTGGTCTTACAGTAAACGTTCCAATCTACGGTCTACAAACCGCTGCTGGCGTTGCTGAAGGTACTGACCTTGCTAACACTGCTGTTTCCAGTGGTACTGCACAGTTGGTCGTAAGCGAAGCAGGTATCATGACAACTATCACTGACTTGGTTGCAAACTCCGCATCCAGCAATGTAGTTGCTGACGTTGGCCGTTTATTCGGTGAAGCAATTGCACGTAAAATGGACAAGGACTTGTTAGCATTGTTTGCTGGCTTCTCCACAGTTGTTGGTACAAACATCACTGAACTTACTGCTGCTTCGATCTTCAAAGCAGTTGCTAAACTACGTGCTGCCGGCGTTCCTGGCGATGCATTGGCTTGCGTATTGTCCCCAGAACAAGCATATGACTTGAAGAAGGCATTGACTGGTACTTACAGCAATCCTAACGCTGGTATGATCCAGAATCAAGCAATGGCTACTGGTTATGTTGGTATGTTGGCTGGTGTTCCAGTTTACGAAACAGGTAACTTAGATGGCGTTGCTGATGTATTCAAGGGTGGTTTGTTCCACCGTGATGCATTGGGTCTTGCTGTTATGTCCGATATCCGTATCGAGCCACAACGTGATGCATCCTTACGTGCTACTGAGTTGGTTGCTACTGCTGTTTATGGCGTTGGTGAATTGTATGACGCTTATGGCGTGCAGATGATCTCCCTTGCAGACTTGGCTGACGCCTAATAGGGTAACGTATGGCTTTCATTAAACAAGGTTCGATAGTTTTAAGTTTTGCAGAGTACAGTAATGTACTTGAAGCGGACCAACGACTATTCGAAGCGAATGAAGGCTTGTCGGACGATGTGGTGGAGACACACTTAATCCGTAGTACTGAACGTATTCTTACATTGATTAGAGCAACGGACTGGTGGGTTAACCTCACTGGTTCGGACTCTATTAGTGCTAGTCCATTGGTAAATGCAACATACATCTTAAGTCGCCAAAATGACTTTACAGATCTTTGTGTTTACCATGCTTTCGCAACGTACATCCTTCCTAGTATCGCAGATTTTGGGAATGAGGACAATGCAGAGCGTGCCAAGATTGGTTTCTACCAGACGAAGTTCGACCAACTTTTCTCGGAACTAATCACAGCAGGTGACTGGTACGATCTGAATGCAGACGGTACAATTACTGCAAGCGAAAAGCAAGCAGGACAAATAGCACTTAAGAGAATTAGATAATGAGAATAGCAATTTACGATTATTTGTACTCAATTAGAGCAAGTTTGAAGGGACTTACAGTGTCTGATAATCTGCCATGGGTCGATAATAGTGCTGCTCTTTATCTACAGAACAAGAAGTATGTTTACGTGGACCTAGATCAGGTATCGCAAGAACCACTCATTGAGACTCTTGGTGGTAACGGAACAGTAGACGAGATCACAACCGTACGAGTTTACTTCGCAAACGACGCCAAAATTCTACTAAGTAATTACGAGGATTTAGTTGCACTCATCAAGGCTGCTAGACTAACACAAGACATAAGTGGTGTAATAAATCGCTTATGCCAAGTTAGTTCTGAGTATGTTGGTGATGCTGTAGTGACAACATTCGAATTTACTTTTAGAAAAATGCAAACAAACCAATAAAGGAATTTTAAAATGACAACAGCAACAGTATCGCCAGGAACCGTATACCCTACAGTTTACCTTATAGCGACAGACGCTAGTGGTACCCCTATCACTGGCAATCTAGCAGTAGCATCTCTGCAAGATATTACTATCAACAACGCAAATGATGTGTTCACTTACACACAACTTAACTTAGACGGCAAACGTCAGATCGCAACTACGTCGACAAATAGTATCGCAACCAATATGGTTGTGGACAATACTATTTTCTTCGGCGACAATGCCGTAGTTACTGCTGGTGCAGCTACTAAGCTGGGCATCTTCGGCTTAAGCAGAGCAAAGACATTGTGCAACTTCACCATTACTCACGTTGGTGACAAGACAATGACAGGAAATTGCTATATTACAGGTCTTGCTCCTACAGTATCTGCTGACTCTCCAGTGTGGTTGAGCCCAGTTACATTGACAGTTGACGGTTCGTTCACTGTAGCGTAATTGAAGATTAAATTTTAACGAACACTGCTACCCAGGACCGTTATAGTTATGAATAGGGCTTAATCGCCCTATTCTTTTGACTCGCTAAATAGTATTGTTATATAGGAAAAAGATTTATGGATCTATCAGAAAAGTCTGACGGTGCACTACTACAAAGTATGCTTGGCGAAATTGCTAAAGCATTAAATGAAGTGAAATGTGCACAAGGAGACATCACCAAAGCCACTAGCAGATTATCATTCCTGTTAGTATTAGCAAACACTCTTATACAGAGAAACGATTTACAGAAAGACGATTACAAATGAAGTTATCCCAATTGGCCGCAAAGCCCCAACTCGTCGAAATTAAAATTAACGACGGCGCTATTGTTGAAAAATACGGCGAAGAAATTACTTTCTGGTCATACGACCGTCAACCACTTGATACATTCATGAAGTTAGCTAATGCTAATGATGGTGATACAAGTAAGGTTATTGAAATCATGCGTACTATTATTCTCGATGAAAATGGTAAGCAGATTATGGTAGATGATCTTATGCTTCCTACAGACGTACTCATGGCAGCAATCAGTGTATTGACTGAAACTCTGGGAAAGTAATAGGCGAGGAACCTGACTGGAATAGCACTTACATTAAAATGATTTTAACTTTAGACAACCTCGCATCTAGATATCATTGCTTACCCAGTGAGGTATTAGGTAGAGGCACGACTTTTGATCTATTTGTTTTAGATGTAGGTGCTGCTTGGTCGAATAAGAAATACGACGAATCTACTGGCAACACTACTAAGAAAACTAAAGAAGTATCTGCTGAAGAAATGTATGCTGCATATCATCAGTCGAAAGGAAAACAAAATGCTTAACGTCAACATTAAAATTGATGATCAAATCACTAAGATGACCAAGCGCATTGAACGCGAGTTGAAAGCATATCCTCAACAGGCCGAAGACAAGTATGTTGAACTAACTCCTATCAAAACTGGTAATGCAAGAAGTAGAACATCACTGCGCGGCAAAGATAAAATAGTGGCTGATTATCCATATGCACATCGGTTAGATGAAGGGTATAGTAAGCAAGCACCAAAAGGTATGTCAGAGCCCTTCCTGAATTGGGTACAAAAGCAAATCAAGCATATATTAAGGAGATAAGATGGCTACTACAAATGCAGTTATCAATGTTAGTGTTACTGGTATATCCAGTCTAGACAAATTAAATTCGAGCATAGGTCATCTAGGTAGTAGACTTAGTGGTCTTAAAGGTGCGATTGCTGGATTAGGTTTTGCTGCCCTTGGTCGCAGTGCGTTGGCTATGGCTGATGAGCTGCAAGAC